CAACGATATCGTCTATGCCGTCCCTCTCAATCCCGGTGATCCGACTACCTTCATGAGGCTTTCGAAGCTTTCTCAGTTGTACAACGAGTATCGCTTCAAGTCTCTAAAAGTGACCTGGATGCCTCAAGGCTCTGCCTTCGCAGCCAACAACCAGACCGGTGAGATCGTCCTGGGCGTTCAAAAGGACTTCTACAGTTCTCTCCCCAGCAACGTTCAGACTCATCGATCCCGCAAGCCCAATATTTGGGGTCTGGCTTGGGAGCCCAAGTGCCTTCATGTGCCTAGGCGATTCCTGAGTCGTTGGCGCTCCGTCCGTGATACGCCTGCCATTCCTGGCGATGCCCGAGAGTCGGACATACTCCTGGCCCTGTCCGTTAACGGCACCCCGAGCTCCGGCACTATCGGATTCCTCCAGTACGAGGGTGAGGTTGAGCTTCGGGATGAGTGCGTCGTCTCTGTGGGCGCGCCCATCATCCAGAATCATGTGTCCTCCTTTGGGACCAACACCATTCAGGCTCTCACCAGCGGTGTCGCTGCCTACCCGGTCAACTCAGCGGGTTCCAACTGGATCAACAACGTCGTCGGAGGCGGCCTCGCGCCCTGGACCCCCGGGGTGATTACGGGTACGCCCTTATTTTCCTTCGCTGAAGGGACTTGGCGTGTCTCGGTCGTCTTCACCGTCAATGCGACCACGATGACGAATATCCTCGTTGCCCTCCTCCCCAGCTTGGCTGTTGGAGCGAACCAGTATGCCTCCCCGTCCTACACTCGCCAGTGGACGGGTAGTACCTTTTCCTGTTCCGTTTGGAGTGGGGAGGTAGATCAGGTCTTCACCATCGCCGAGGGGGGCGTGTCCAATGCCGTCTATCCGTTTCAGATCACTGTTACAGGTACCGGCTCCATTCAACTTGACAACTGGACCTTCACGGCCGTCAAGCTCTGATTGGAATTATAGGTCGGATCGGCCTGCTTTGTTGCGCCTGCCGGCGTACATGCGAGTAGCAAGAGATCACAGAAGCACCAGCTTGCAGTAATCGGCCCGAAAGGCCGGCCAATGCACTTGTTGTTCAACGCTTCTGCCCAGGGACCGGGATGTCCATCGGAAACAACTATGCACTACGTGGGG